TCTCTAATGGGCGTGGAATAATAGGAGCAGGACTTTGTACGGCTGCTATATCACTTGCTTTTTTTAATGCATTTACTGCAAAAATAGTAAATATAATAACCATAATAATTGATAAAAATGTCATAAATACTGTTGCACTTAAATATACTGCAAATTGTTGTTCGGATAGTTTTTTACGTGTTATAGTAACAAAGATTACCATCATAATTGAGAATATCAGTACAATGACTGAGAAAAACATTATAAATAATTTAGAGCTTTTTTGATAACTCCATATCAATAAAAATGTACTTACCATCGCTAATAAAACTATTGCCACACCAATAAATGTTTTACTAACAACTGTTTTTGCTGCAGGCTCATCTACAAAAGATTCGTATGCCATCTCTAATGTTGTTAAAGAAATTTTATAAATTCAATTTCCACATAATCAGATATAATACTATTGCTAATAAAGCAGCTCTTATCATTATATCATAAGATGTAAATTTAGCCATAAATGGTACTTTTTCATATACCATTTGCATAGTTTGAGGATAGAATAATACGGTAGCAATAATAGCTGCTGCTATCGCTCTTTTTGCTAATTCACTATCAACCCATTTTGAAGTATCATTAACATGTTGTATCATCATTGGTTGTTGATTATACATATTATGATGTTGGACTGGAGGTGTAAATGATTGTACTATAGTATGTGGTATAGGTTGATGTACTTCATTTAATACAGCTAACACCTCAGGATCATCTTCGTTTGATTCACCTTGAATAGGATTATTTTGATTAATGGGTATTTTAGAAATCGGTGTACTCATTGTCGCCATAATAGATTTGTATAGATTTATTTATGCATTTTAAACGCTTTTTATGATTTTTGATTCATCTGTAGGACAAGATAATGATACAGTTGAATATTTATAACATTCACCTTCAAATTCATAAACTTTTGAAGTCATCTGTTTTACATCAGCTGCTTGAATCATAATACATTTTTTATCTTTACATATTCGTTGAAATATAAATGCAAAAGCAAGCCCAAATAATGCTGATACTACAGCTTGTCCTTTTTCATCATAAAAAAGTCTATCGGTTAAGGTATTTAGTCCAGGAATTAACACACGCATCTATTATATACCTTTAAAAAAAAATTTACATAGAAACGGGTTGTTGTACTTTGTCTTTAGTACACTCTACCTTATCTGCTTTATACATATAGCAACTATCAGCAGCATCTTTATAAACTATAGATTTTGCATTATCTGGATTTGGATATTTAATAACAACTTTAGGTTTAGGTGTACTTGCATAAACATATAACATTCCAACTGATAAAGCTATTAAAAATGCAGCCCAATGAAGCTTAAATGCTTTCATAACCTCTTCTATTCATTTGCAACATTAATAAATTCCTGAATTTTAGTAGTTTGATAATTTAACCATTTTTCTAAACTTGCCTGTTTTTTACTTACAGCACTTTTTTCAAACTTTTTTTTATAAGCTTGATTTTCCTGTTGAAACTCTTTATATTGTTCTTCAAATTGCTTACGCGGAAGCTCATATTTTTCAATATAAGCCTGTTTTTTTTCATATTGTTTTTGCATCCACTCCATATGATGCTCTTTCCATAATTCATAACGCTTTGTAATAACATCTATACTTTTTTTATCGCTATGTACATATTCTTGTAAATCTAAATAAAATGTTGATAACATCTTCTAAAAAAGAATAAGGCTTTTATTCCCGAGTTAATAACCAAGGAGATACATCCTCGAATAAACTCTTAAATTGTACTTGTATTTTTTGATCGTCACTTAACTGTTCTTCATATAAACTTCGTGGAATATACTTTACTTCCACTTTTGGTGCAGGGCATGCTGTTGTTTGTTGATAATATCCTTGAACTACCAAGAACATTCCTACAAATAATAAAAATATGGCTATTGCTTTCATCTCTTATTATTATCAATTATTTTATTGAGATGTGCTAGGAGCTTCCGCATCAATAATCTCTTGGTCTTTTAATTCAGTAAGAGGGTCTTTCTTTTCAAGAGCTTCCTTTAGTTTATTTTGTGCGTCAGTAATTTTTTCTTTTTTACGTATTTCGTAAAACTCATCACGAAGAGACATATTGTCCTTATATTGCTTCATTAGAGTGTTTAATTGAGTCTCTGCATATTCTTGTTCTTGAATATCTTCTGGATTTGGACTCCAAGGGCACCATACACCTACTTGACCTACAAAAATATCAAAAGATGTATCTCCCATACGTCTCAATACTTCAGCACGAACTTGAGCTTCCTTTAGAGTTTCAAACACTCCTCGTACTTTAATACCACGAACTGATGTTTGTAATTTATTTAATTCATAAAACTCTTTTTCAATTGATTCACAGTTAATACGTTTGTAAAAGCGGTAGGCATCTTGAAGTTCACGGCCATTAAACAGTTCTGCATTATTTTCACGAATCACTTTAATGGTATCTACATCATCTTTATATTTTGCAGCTAATCCATTTAACAATTCATCCATATCTTTTGAGAATTTAGCAAGGTATTTTTCAAAGTAAAAAACCTCTTTATTATTTAAAATCTCTTCGGGTGAAAGGAAGGATAAACATACATAATTTTGATTTCTAAGAGGCTTATCTTCTTCTAAATAATCCATCTCTTTTGTTGAGATTAGATCAGATTTATTCATAATAAATAGAAAACAAGCATTTTGTTTAAATAAATTTTCTTTGTATAGAATATAAAAGATGGAATACACTTTTGACTACCAAGAAATGTTCACCCGTATCGTTAAATACCTAATTGAAGGTCTAGTTGTTGGTATTGTCGCCTCAATTCTACCTGAAAAATCCCTATCCATGGACAAAGTTGTACTATTAGGT